TTAGCCATGGGTTTCCTCCAGGAGCAGTCTTTCCGCGGCGCTGACGTCGACGCCGGGCACGGCCTCTCCGGCCGCCGTTCTGGCGGGTGTGGTCATTGGGTTTCTCCCTTGGTTGCTCGGTCGATCATGTGATATTCTGCGTATCAAGTGATACATCATGATAGAACGGCGATCAAGTGATATGAATGAGATCACAGCAGAGCAAATTCGGGCGGCACGCGCCATGCTTAGGATCACGGCCCAGCAACTAGCGGAGGCGGCTCGGGTAGGTGTTGCTACGGTGCGACGAGCTGAGGCCGAGACGGGTGTGGTCAGCATCACGGTCGCGAACGCTGCGGCAATCCGCGCCGCCCTCGAAGCGGCTGGCGTCGAGTTCATCGCGGAGAACGGGGGTGGAGCGGGGGTGAGGCTCAAAGCTTCATGAAGCCATCTCTTCCGATCTTGATTTCCATTCTGTCTCTCGCCGTCTCCGGGCTGTCATACCTGTCAAACCGCGAGGCGCTTGATGTCAGCCGGGAAGCGATGAGAAAAGCCGAGGAGCAGAATGACAGATCTGTTAAATTGGAGATCGAAAAGATTGCTCAGGATGCGAAGATTGTTAATGATAGATCTATCATAGATATTTACAATGTTAGGGAGCAATGGGTTCAAGCATATATTGATGCTGATCGGTATGGCAGTGCCGCCAGAGCCGACCGCGGTTATCAAATCCAGGAGCTCTTGGAAATAGCGGAGAGCCTTGCAAAAGATCTAATATACAGAGTAAGTAGTATTAAAGATATTCCAATTGACGAACAATTGTTGTACATGCGGGAACTAAAGGCGCAGATCGATAGGATTGCAGACGCCGTCGTCGTACAGTTTCGGCAGTTGGAGCAGTTCCGTGCTGCACAGGACAATCCGACACAAAGAGTAGAGTGAACAGACCTTCTCCTGCTCAAGAGCGAAGGCCGGGAGCATCGCCCCCGGCCCCTCGGTGCCACGCGGTGCAAGTCCGCTGCGCCCTCTCCCGCGGCGGCTAAGGTCAACCGCCCGAAGCTTGTCGGAGTTTGCCCACAACCCGACTAACGGGGCCGCTTCGGGGGCCATCGCGTCCCGGGCGCGGCCTGCCCATCTCGTCTACCGCTTCAGCGCCTCGGCCCAGTCGACTGCGCCGAACGCGGCCGCGATCTCCGCCGGCGAGAGCCCGGCGCCTTTCGCCTCCGCCAGCGCGCCAATGAGGCCCTGCACCGCTCTTGAGCTGCCGCCAGCATCGAAGGCTTGCGTCGGTCCCATGACGTCGATTGCCACCGGCATCCCGAGCTTCCCGGAGGCCTCCTCGGCGAGGAGCTCGGCGATCGGCTGCAAGGTCCATTGCGCCAGGTGCCGCTGCGCCTCGCGCACGAGCGGCCCGGTCGTTGCCGGCGACAGGAGGCCGGGCAGAACACCGAAGGCGCTCATGATCCCGCTCCGCGCCGTCTCGAGGCTTTCGACCGCCAGGCTGTCGCGCAGGTTGGGCGTGAGGTCGGCGGGACGCCAGTCGGCCGCAGGAGCCGGCCCGCCGGCTGCGGTGACGGTGACACTCTCCCGCAGGAGGACTCGCCCCCGACGCCCGCGGAAGTCTCGGCCGAGCGTCTCGTTGTCCATTTCGGGGTTCTCGGGCATGGGAACCACTTGGCTGCCAAGGGGCGCCAGCGCGTAGACTTCGCCGAGCGCCGCCTCAAGCGAGTGCAGCAGCTCCGCCGTGAGGCTTGCCCGCCGCAGCGGCGCGCTGCCCGACCACGGCGCCACCGGGTCACTGCCTATCCGCAGGTGCAGCACCTCGGCCGCAAGAGCAGTTTCCGAGCGCCCGCCGCCAGCCTCCGAGACGCTGAGCCGATAGGCCCTCGGGCGGCCGTTGCGGGTCGAGAGGTCCCAATCGGCGCACGGCACGAGCATGTCGTCCCGGATCAGGAACACTGCCTCGCCGCGCAGTGCCAGTGAGCGCGCTAGGAGCGCCATGGTGCGCCGGCCGAGGAGGTCGGTCCCGTCGACCTTGGCCATGGCAAAACCAGCCTCCCAGAGCGAGACGCAGCTTTGCACCGAGCTCGTCAGCTCGCCGAGTCCGGAGCGGCCGGCGATGTAGCTCTGCCGCGCGGCGAGGATCTCCGCGGTGTAGCCGGCGGCCATGCCCGAGCGCCGTTCCAGCTTCGGGCGGCGGAAGATGTTGAGGATGCCCATCACGGTGCCCTCCGATAGGGGCGCAGCAGGTCCGCAGCACCGGAATAGGTGAGCGCTCGGGCGAGCCAGACAGGCGCCCGCTCGTAGCTTTCGCGGAGCTGGCCGCCAAGCTCCACCGTGCGCGAACTCGCGCCGTCGATCCCATGCTTCTCGGAGCTGTACTCGGCCAGGCGTCGACAGGCTTGGAGCACGTCCGCGGGCGGGTCTTCTGTGAAGCCGAGCGTGCCGGTGATGCGATAGTGCGACCTGTCGCCGAGGGAGCGGCCGCCGAGCGGATCGGCTGCGAGCGTGGCGGCTCCCCAGGCCTCCCCGCCCCAGGCCTCTACCGTGGAAACGGTGAAGGGGTGCAGCGGAGCCCGCCAGGCGCCGCAGCCACCCTCAATGATAAAGGAGCAGGAGCGCACGCCCCAGCGCCAGGCGATCCATGATTCGATTCGGCGCCAGATCACTTCCGGCTCGATCGCCGCGGCCCGGGCAGAGAGCCCGGGAATGACAGGCCAGAGCGTCGGGCGGCCCTCGTCGGTCCTGAGCGTCGTCATGGGCGCCACCTCCGGAGATGCGACACCGGGCGCGGCAGGATCAGGCCTGAGCGCGCCTCGACTTCCGTCTCTTGGTAAGCCGGCGAGACGACGAGAGAGAGCTCGAAGAGGAGCGCCTGCAGGATCGTACGGATCAGTGCGCGGCCCTCGGCCGGATCCTCCTCCTCGGTCTTCTCCGCCTCCTCAGGCGGGACCGCGGCCGGGGGCGGAATGCGGAAGCCGGGCGAGACGCCGCCGATCAGGCCGGCGCGCAACGCCGCCCAGAAGTCTGCGAAGAATGGCGCCGCTTCCAACTCCGGCGCGACGCGCGCCTCGAAGCTCAGTGCCTCGGGGGTGTCGCGCAGCAGGAGCGAGCCGTTGTTCGTCGAGGCGAGCGGCCGATCGTAGGAATGCCCGACCAGGAGATGAATCGTCTCGCGCCGCTCCACCCGATAGGCGAAGGCCTTCGGCGCGATCACTTCCTTGCGGGGCCGGCCGGTCCTGCCGCCATCGCTCAGGACGGCGCGCTTCCCGTACGGAAAGCGTCCTCTGATCTGGCGGCCGCCCGCGGCACCGGCCGCGCGGAGCTCGAGCCCGCCGAGCGCCGCGCCGAGCTGAAGCTCCTCGCCCATCATGCCAGCCGGAGCCCCGTCAGGATCTCGAGCTGCGCCGGCCGCGCCACCGTCACGTCGATCGTCGCCAGCGCGGTGATGCGCAGGCCGCCAGAGGCCGCATCCGAGAACGGATCGCGGACCAGGTCAACGGCGCCCCAGGTGCCCACAAAGATCGGCGGGACGCCACCGGCCGAGGTCGTGAGCAGCCCGGTCACAGCCAGAGGCGAGCCACTCGGCGCCGGTAGCGCGTTCGTGGTGAGCACCAGGTTGCCCGCCGGGATGCTGCCGAGAAGCCGGTCCCACTCCGAGACCGCCGTGCCCGACACGAGCGCGCCGTCGAGGAAGCCCCAGAGCTCGGGCCGCAGCAGCGCCTTCACCGCCGCCGGGCCGGTTGCAGCGTTCGCGGTCATGAACCGCACGACGCCAGCCCGAAACGCCGCCCAGGTCGCTGAGGCCGCGATCGCGGTTGAGGTGATGCCGTAGGTGGCTGCGCCGGTGACGACGCCGAGCGGCTGCCCGTTCGCCCCGGTGCCGAGGAAGACCGCCTTGTCGGTCGCCACGGCCATCGCGCCATTCATGTCGCGACGCACCGCGTCCTCGAGCGCCGCGCCGCTCTGCTTCAGCGCCTTGCGCGAGATCTTCATCTGCACGCCGAGGGTGTTGTTCGGCGCCAGCGCCCGGTCGGCCGTGACGAAGGTGGTCGGCCCCGCGACGTTCGCGAGCTCGCCGTCCGCCCAGCCCGCGGTGACGTTCGAGGTCACCACCGGCCATTCGATTTCGCCCGAGTCGATGTTGACCATCTGCGCGCCCATCTTCGCCGCCACGCTGTCGGGAAACAGCCGGTCGATGATCGGGCGCGTCTGGATCGGGTCGGGCGTGCCCGCCGCCACCGTCTCGCCGGCGCGGGTTTCAAGCGCGGCCCACGGCACCGGGATGCCGCGGTAGCCCCCGGCCGAGCGCAGCTCCTGCACCACCTCGGCCGTGCGCCCATCGAGTGGGCGGCCCTCGTCGAGCGCGAGCGCCACCTGCCGGAGCTCGAAGCCGGCGAGGAGCTCGGCCCAAGCCTTGCCACCGCGCTCCTCGAGTTCGCCTTTCGCCTCGCGCCGCTCGGTGTCCTCGGCGACGAGCGCCGCGCGGAAGCGCACCTCGTTGCTCCGATACTCCCGGTCGAGGCCTTCCATGCTCCGGGTCTCGTCTTCGGTCGGGGTCTCCTTGCCGACGAGCTCGGCGAGGTTCTGGCGGATCTCCGACTGCCGCCGCTGGATCTTCACGCTATCGAGCACGGATGCTCTCCTCTTCGGCCGTGATGGGGGTTCGGGCGAGCTCGCGCACGGCCGCGCGCCAGGCTGCCCGTTCTGGTGAGGTCGGCGCCTGCCCGAGCTCGGCCCGGGTGGCGATGTTGTGACAGGAGCCGCAGAGGCTCCGCAGGTTGCCGAGGTCGAAGCCAAGCTCGGGATGCGTCCGCACCGGCTTCACGTGATGCACCTCGAGGCGCCCGCGGGCGCCGCACTGACAGCACCGCCAGCCGTCGCGGCGGAGTGCCTCGAGGCGAAGCGCCTTCCACCGCGGCGAGCGGCAGACGACTTCTGAGGGACGATGCCAGCGTCTCACGCCCATTGCGGCGGCCTCACGACACGGGCGCCGCGCGCCGCGATCCGGGCGCCCTCGGCGACGGCCAGGACGGACGCCGATGCGGCGTCGATCCGCCCGAGGCTGCGGCCCTTGGTGAGCTTCAGGTTGCCGGCCGGGTCGCGGAGGCAGATCGCGTCCGAGAACGCCGAGCGCAGCAGCAGCGACGGCCGCGCCCTCACCTGCCCGTCGAAGCACGCGCGCCGGAAGCGGTCGACGTCCTCGGAGCCGTCGCGGAAGCCCATGCCGCGCCAGACCACGGGCGCCTTCAGGCCCGCCTTGTCCATCGCTTCACCGAGCTCGGCCTGCTTGAAGCGGTCCGCGGTGACGGCCGCGATCGTCTCGCCCTGGACGTGCTGCAGCACCTCGCGGAGCCACGACGCAACCGGAACCGTCATGGCGCCGAGGGTGCGGAGCTCGCCCCGGTCGGCCATCTCGCCGTAGCGCCCCGACACGCCGTCGCGCTGCCCGCGGTCGAGGAGGGACGGCTTCGTCGGGAACCACCCCAGCGCCTCGAGGCGACCGGTCTCGTACCAGTAGAAGGTCGCCGCCGTCATGGACGACGAGCCGCCGAGGTCGATCCCGATCACCACCGGGCCGGAGCGCGCCGGCAGCTCCGCCACCTCGCATGCCAGCCACTCGTCGAGGGTCAGCAGGAGGTCGCGCGCCTCGCCCGAGACACGCTCGTTGCGGTTGTAAAGCCGGAAGCTCGTCAACGCCGTGCCGCCCTGCGCGATCGCCCGCCGCGCCGTGGCGAGGAGCCACTCCACCGACGAGCCGATGCCGAGCTTCGCGCCCGGGTTCGCCGCGAGGAGCGAGGCGAGGTCATCGGCCGGCAGCCCCGGCGCTGGACGATGCTCCTGCACGAACTTGCCGGGAAGCTCCTCGTCGATCCAGCGCGAGAACGGGTGCGCGTCGTCGGCGGCCGAGGTCGAGATGATGAAGGCCCGTCCGCCGCGCTTGCCCAAGCCGGAAAGGAGCGCCTGCTCGAGGTCGTCGCCGCGCCCCACCGGCCAGTGCCCGCGCTCATCCATCAGCACCAGCGTCGGAGCCGAGCCGAGTGCCGACTTGCCATCGGCCGCGATCGCCCGAAGGAAGTGCGAGCCGCGCTCGTCCTCGTACTCGATTTCCAGCCGGGGCGATCGCCGGAAGGTCAACCGCTTCTGCGTCTCCTCGGGCAGTGTCGCCGCGAAGCCTGCCGCGAAGTCCCAAGCGATGCGCGCCTGGTCGCGGGTGCGCGCCGCCAGCACGATCTCGCGCCGCGGCTGCCTGTCCCACTCGCCCAGGAGCGAGCCGAGTGAGATGCCGGCCGAGAGCGCGGACTTCGCGTTGCCGCGCCCGATGCTCAGCACTGCCACTTGGGTCTCCGGCGCCAGCGCGCCCTTGACGAAGCTCCGCTGGAACGGGGCGATCTTCATCGGCTGCCCGGCGAGCGGCCCCTCTGGGATGCTCAGGGACCGCAGGAACCGGAGGGCTTTCGAGGCGTCAGACACGGACCCCTCCCGCGCAGCGCGAAAGGAAGATAAGACCCGCGCGTGGTCCCCTACCGCCGAGGCCGGGCATTGGGACCATTTTCAATGCCGTCCCGCCGGCTGCACGTCGGTCTCGACCTCGTCGGCCATCTGCCGCACGATCCGCGCCGCCTCGACTGGCCCGAGCGCCAGCCGCAGGCCCTTCGCCCCCACGCCCAGCACCACGGCCGAGGCGACGTTGAGCTCGACGCCCTGCTCGCAAGACTGGCGGAGGATGCTCAACATCACGTCACGGACGGCGAGGCCCGCCGCAGAGAGAAGCGCCTCGGCCTGCTCCTCAGGCTCCACACCAGTCGCCCGCACATGCGCCATCACTCCGCCCTCTCCCACTGGCGGATCAGAGTCTTGATGATCTCTCTGTTCTCAGCGCGCAAACGCGCCTGTTCCGCCCGTTCCTCGTTGGTCAGAGGGGGAGGCGCAGGAGGGAGGGACGGCGGAGCGAGCTCGCCGAGAACTCGAGCGAACATGAGGCGGGTCGCCACGAGCTCGTCGCAAGCATCCTTCAGCTCGGCCCATGTCGGCCAGAAGCGCCACACCTTGTCGAGCAGCACGTACTTGGCCACATCCGCCGGGTAGCTCTGCAGTCGCGTGACGTAGGCCCTCAGACGTAGTGCCTCGGTGACGTCTTCCTCGGGCCGTCTGGCGACGATCACGGATAGCTCGGCTAGCCAGTCTTCCAGCGCCTCCTCCGGCGCTGAGGTCATGAAGGCCTGAACCTGCCGCAAGGCGCGCTTGCGTTCATCATCACACACGTCCCGGATGGCAGCGCGAAACGAACCGTAGGCTTGCCCGTCCGAGGAGATTTCATGGTAGAGGGGCCTGACCTCGACGCTGATCAGCGAGGACAGCCGCGATGCCGCGGCCGCGTCCACCTCCCGGGGCTGGCGCTCTGCCAGCCATCTCGCTGCCCGCAAACTGTCGGCTCTTGCGAAGCCATGAGCGCCAGGAGGCATCCCAGTCTGCTCGGCGAGTGCCATGGGCGAGATAGTAATCGAGGTATGATCGTGCTTCAC